CATCTACATAGAGGCAGGACACATAGTCAGTTCCTGTCCGAGCCACCACAGTCGTTGTATCGACATGGGTCGTCGTAACCGTTGTAGCGGTAGTGGTATCAAGATGCCAGTGACCGTCGTTGCTGTTGTGGGTCAGTATCCCCGACTCAGTGGCGGTGGTCGCTGTCCCCGTCTGGGCAGTTGCCGTGGATGTAGAGATCGTTTCCTGTAACGCCACGGCAGTATTCACATATGCGTAGGTCGGAACGTAGACCGGTTCCACATACACCACTACTATTTCTTCCTCAAGCACGAAGTCCGGTAGTTCCTCTTCGGCCTCCTCGGCGCTCACTTCCCCTGACTCAACAGCGTCGGTGTAATCAACCCATCCAACGAATCCGACGGGGACATCTCCCCAGTCGTCGTAGTAGGCGGGGTCGTTGGCTGCGTCGTAAGCCTCCCAAGTCGTAAAGCCTCCGGGGGCATCCACACAGGCGTCGGTACCCCTACAGCCGTCATAAGGATCCCAACTAGGCTCAGGTTCCGGCTCAGGTTCTGGTTCGGGTTCCGGCGCTATCGTTGTTGTCGGAGGAGGCTCTTCTTCGACCTCTTCAACTTCTTCTTCCTCTACCTCAGACTCCTCTGTTTCTTCGATTTCAGATTCGTTTACTTCTTCAGAAGGCACCTCCTCTTCATCCACTTGCTCTTCATCCACTTCTTCTTCTGACGGTGGATCTGGCTCGGGTAGAAGTTCTTCGTCAAGAGTGTCTGAATCTTCCGGGTCGGTGAATGGGTCTACCTCATCTTCCCACAACTCTGGCTCTTCCAAGTCATCAACATCTTCACCCGTATCCAACAGTTCTTCCTCAATGAAATCCTCTAACCACTCGTCCCAATCCTCCATCTCCTCCTCTGTCAAATCTTCAAGCATTTCAAAGAACTGTTGTTCCTCATCATCACCGGTCCAATCGTCCCACTCTTCAAAAGGCTCCTCGGGGATTTCTTCTTCTTCTTCCCACTGTGCGGGATCATCCCATTCCGGGTCATCCCACGGACCCTCTTCACATTCTTCGCACCATTCTCCGTCCTCAGGCCAGAACTCCTCCTGCCAGTCGTCCCATTCCTCTGGGGTGTCTAGTTCCCACGACTCCTCTTCCTCTTCCCACAACGCCTCCTGCTCTGCGTCATAAGCCTGCCAATCGGACTCAGTCCACTCTGCGGATTCCGTGGGCGACGGTCCCCAATCCTCAGGCCAGCAGTTCTTCTTCCCACACCTCCGGATCTTCCATCTCTTCTTCCCAGATGGACTCCATTTCCTCGTCGTAGGTTTCCCAGTCCTCTTCCTCCCAATCAACAGTTTCAGTTGGGGATGGACCCATGAGAGTTTCGTTCCATTCTTCCAACCCCAACTCTTCAAGGATCATCTCCTCTTCTAAGTCAGCGTCGTACTCTTGGAACGCGAAATCCTCTTCGTAATATTCTTCTTCGTAGTCCTCCCAGAACTCCTCCTCATCAAACTCTTCGTGTTCCTCAAAGAATTCGATGCGCTCCTCTTCGACCTCCTCCATGAATGATTCAACGTTTTCAAATAATTCTTCGACATCGACAGCCTCACCGAAGAGGTCGTCCATCAATTCCTGTTCTTCTTCAAACCATTCGTCGTCGTAGGTGACCTCCTCCCACTGTTCGTCTTCCCAATACTCCTCGTCCACACTGAGCAGAATCTCAATGAAATCAATTTCATCTTCCTCAAATACTTCAGGGGCTTCCCACTCCTCAACTGATTGAATCTCTTCGACATAAGAAGCACCCAACACTTCTTCAATACGATCCTCAGCGACCGCTTGGAAATATTCGGCATCCGAAGCAACCCACGCTTCGATCTCAACTGCTTCTTGAGTTATTTCCCCAACTTCTTCATCGAACACCAGTTCGATAAGAACAGGAACAATCACAGGTTCCGGTGGAGGCGGCGAGGTAGTCAATGGCTCATTTGGAATAGTGACAGTTGGTTCATCGAACACCTGTTCGACAACCCGGTAAGCAGCCATGTCAACCGCTACCTCAGCCAACACCTCGCCTTGATCATCCTGAATGGCGATAGCCAGCATGTCCCTGACTGGTTCCGACTCAGGAATTGTGACACCGGGTTGCTCAGGTTCCGGCTCCGGGGCAAAAACCACCTCAATCTGCTGGCCGGAATTCAGTTCAATTTCAACCTCTAGAGCATCAACCGCAATCGCCACAGTCGCTTCTTCGATCTCAGCGATTTCGATGGCTTCTTCAGAGAAGACCAACAGTGACTGAACTTCTTCAGGTTCGACTTCTGGCTCTTCCCATCGTTCCGGTTCCTCTTCCTCCACGATGACGGCTTCGATCTGAACAGATTTCTCTTCATTCAGAACCAGCAGAGAGAACTTTTGTTCAGTGACTTCCGTTATGGCCTCTTCGATCCTGTCTCTAGAAGAAGTTGGCTCTTCGGCTTCGGGAGCAGGAACATCAATCTCCTCAACATCTGCGGAGAACGACTCCACCCCCGGCGGAAGAAACACCAGAACCGGATCAGCGGTGCTTGGCCCTGAAATCAGATAGCGATAAGTAGCGCCTTCAATCTCATTAACGAACGTGCCGTCGTAGTAACCCAGCCTGTCACCTGATTCAGTTTCAATCTTGAGAGCCATCTGCTTGCTGCCGGAAGCGGCAACGGTGAGCATCGTCCCTGACTCTTCCCCCTCTTCCTGAGGGCAGAAACCGCATGTGAACGGACCAGACCGGGAACGCATCGGAGTGAGTTCCATGGTCCCCGTACCACCAGACCAAGCCTCTGATTGTTCCGTGGGGTTAGTTGCAGCGAGAGCGTAAATCCACTGACCCTCTTTGGATACATCTATCCAACGTTCCTCATTGGGCCAGTTGGAGTCATAGATATAGATCCGGTAACCCCCAGCCATTTCCTCCACCCTGTAAGGCGTGACGGCGTGACCGCCCATTTCGCTGTAAATACCGATGGTGAAGCCGGTGTGTGCGTTTCCCTTTTCCGCTTCTGAGAAGTCGTAGAGAAGAACCTCTGCCAACTCCGTGGGAGACTTTTCCAAATACGAGGAGGCTTCCTGCTGTACCTCCATGGCGAACTGGGTTACATACCAATAAGCAATCTCAGAGAGCAGTGCCGGATCCTGTTTGATGAGTTCCGCAACAGTTTGTGTGTTCTGGAATGTTGCAAGAGTTTCCAAATCGCCTGCGAGACGCAGACTTAAAACTGCCAAACCCTCGCATAACCCACCACGCATTGACTTGTTGGCCTGCGACATCAACTGCAAGATCACCGGGTACGGCGTACATTGACCGTCAGTTACATCTGAACAAACCTGACTATCGCCATACAGGCGACGCGTCATGTTTACTGTCAGGTCTGCTGGTGCTTCACCACCGCCAAAGTTCTCAAACGAAAAAGTATCGTCTTCGGCTTCATAATTTGGAATGGAGTGATCCGCCAGAGGAACTTCTTCAAGAACTACCGGAGCGATGGTGACAGTAGGAACACCACTCGTCGTTGTAACTACGCCAGTAGTCGTAGGAGGAAAGAGGGTAGTAGTCGGCGCGTCGGGTTCAACCGGAGAGGAACATCCGAAAACGAATAGGGAACCTGCAAGTAGGATAGCGAGAAGCCGCTTCACGGCTCTACTGCCGTTTACGTTTATTCTGGTACCAGAAAAGAAGACCAACCAAAACAACCAGTACGGCAGCCACAACAATTACGGTCACCGATCCACCCGGTGCGCCGCTCATATCAAACGAAAAGTTTTTGGCCCCACCGCCAAGAAGGTCATTCTCAGCCTTTATTTCTGCTACTGCCTGCTCTAACAGTTCAACTTTATAATTAAGAGCAGCCTCTTCTCCAGAGGATTGCCATATGAATCCAAAGGCACCGGAAATCGCAGCAGGCAGACCAAGGACGTAGGCGATGTTATCCTTGACGCGGTCAAGCAGGCCCGAAGCGCGCTTGGCGGCACCAATGACAGACGTACCTACGTCCTCGGTTACCTCTACGTCCGTTTCCCCTAGGGCTTTGGAAATATTATCCGCAGCGCCTTCCAAGTATTTCTGAAGCGAGTCATCCATAGCAACCTCTTATGGGCTTATGCCCAAGTCACTTAGATGATACCCGCTAACGTAATACGGAAACGGTTAGTTTTTTGGTCTTCCCCGTCTTTATGCCATCATCGACGGCGAACGGTCTCCAAACTTACTTGCGGCCCAGCCCTTGAGAACTGCTGCTGCTGCTGACACACCGGCCATAGCAACCATCTTCCAGTTATCAATGCCTAAATCCATGACGCTGTTGGTGCCCATGGCACCAATAGCGGCTTGAATAAAAGTCGCAATTGTACGTTCGGCAAGATCCTTGTATTCGGCCATGAAATAACCTCACATTTAGCCAATATGGACAGCCCGAAGGCTAACGAGAGTTTACTCCACTTGAATATGCTGAAAGGCGGACCTTATACTGCTAAAGTAGATTCCATGACCCGAGACGCTATGAAACTTTTCCCCACCCGATGCTTGTTATAGATGATTTCATTCACAGTTCTATATTGACGGATGCCGTCAAGGGCGATAAGAACTTCTTTCCCATCACGATAGATGAGAACAACCCGGAAGAAGTTGGGTACACGCTGAATGGATTCCATGATGATGCATGTGATTGCTTTGCGCCCTACATGTTTTGGGAGGGCTGGT